TGGACTAAACGTAACTGAACTAGGCGTTTTACCTACACCTTCTTTTACATTATCAATACCCTCAAACTTATCTTTAAGAGGCCCAAGACTTTGCGCTAATGTCTTTGAGGTAGCTCCTGCTGGTAGTTCTCTACCATCTCCCGCATATCCATAAGGATTTATTTCTGTGTCCATATCTGAACTACGTAATTGCTCTGGTTCTTTTGGATCAAAGTGTACGTCAGATACCACGCCATCTGGTAATTCTGTAGGATCTACAGTGAGAGGAAATTTCTGACCTGCAAAAAGTACATCTACAATTTGTCCATAGGCAGCTAAAGTTTTTGTTTTAGTTACCTTAATAAATACCCTTGATTTTTCTGCTTCTGTGAACTGTACATCTGGACTATATAAACCACGGTAGTTACGATACGACTTTAACCAACGCTCTTCGTCTTGCTGTCGATAGTCATCTGCACGATGATATCGTTCCATAATAAAAGGAATAATCTTAGCAGTATCAATATCATCAATAGCTGAATCCTTGCTATCCTCTAATATGATAGCGTCATCTTCAATAAAGCCTTCGTTGTCTTCTGCCATTTATTCTTCCTTCGCCATAAGCGTAATTACGGCTATGCCGTTAATAACCAAAAGTAGCATCTGCTACACGCATACCACCAGACGGTCTATCTGAGTCGCCAAAATCAAAAACACTAAATCGTGGTCTTGACATAATACCATACCTCAATGCATCGTACAAGTGATCTTCTGCAGTAGTATCAATATCTTCTGGATTTCTTTTATCAATAGGTAAAGCAGGTAGTTGTGAAATTATATTTACGCAGTTACTAAAGAATACTAAACGAGGTTCTTCACTAAACTCGTCTACTTGTAAACGTCTGTGTAGCTCATTCTTACCAGCTACACGTGATCCCTTAGATCTATCAGAAGGTCGCCAACGACAACCTTTTTGAATCATTTGTTCAGCCAGTGATGGGCCAGTATCACCACGCTTGTGCCATAAAGAGCTATCAAGAACGCCATACTTAATATTTCCATCACCAGCCTCCAAATCTAATACCATGTCTGCTAAGTCTGTAGCAAGTACTTTACTGACGTATAGTTCTCTGTATACAATTAGTTGTTCGTTTGGAGTTATAGCAAACCAAATAACTCCTGACTTACTACCATAACCATAATCACATGCTCTAAACTTTACCCAGTTACTAGGGATATCAAAAGGTTCAATTACATGTATAGTTCTATCAAACTCTGTAAAGGCTGCGCCTTCTTTAATATCCCAATCACCTTCAAGTAATTGTCTACGTTGTTGTTCAGGTAGTGACAGAAGCATTGCTTCGTAGTCACCTTGTTCCGCTAAGTAAGGATTGTCGGAAAGACGGGCAGGTATAAACCTACGTTTGAATAAAGGCTTACCAGCTTTGGCATGTCCATTAGGATAACGTAATGTTTCATTTGTTTCAATATCCGTTGCATCAAAAGATTTACCTGCAGGTGCAGGATCAATAAACATTTTTTTAACCCAATGATGCCCTCTTCCTCCGGGGTTGGTAGTAGCTCTCATATATACAGGAAGATCACTAGCCGTAGATCTCAAGCGACTCCTCATGTAGTTCCAAGCAAATGGACTGGGCCACTGAGTAAGTTCGTCAAAACCAATCCAACTAAACGCAAGACCTTGATATCTTAATACGTCATCTTCTCTATCTAAATAAGACATCCACAGTCTGGCACCAGAGGGTGCAGTCCATTGCATCTTACGCTCAGACCACTTAATACCGGGCCAAATCTTAGGATACATTTCTTGTGACTTAAATATAAGCTCTCTTAATTCTTCGGTAGTGTGCCGTAAAAGTAGTCCTGAAAAAGCTGGATGTCCCATAAAACGCAAAGGATCAGCTAACATAGCATATGATTTACCACCACCAGCACTGCCACCATATAACACTTCACGTTCACCTGCGGCTAAGAAATCTGTTTGTGGCCCAGCATTAGGTTTAAATATTACATTATGCTGTTCTTCTACAGGTGCTAGTTCAGGTTCTATTATTCTAGCTGGTTCAGGCTGCGCTTGTTTCTTGGTTGTCGTTGTCTTGCGCTTTCGCCCCGATGCGGTTGCGTTCAATTTCTTCCGCTTTGGCGACTGCCTTTTTCGCATAGTCTGCCCATCTGCGTAGGCTTCCAGCTTTGTTTTTTCTTCTTCGCTCATTATCCAACCGTTTCTTTAATCCTACGTGAGATATAGTTCTGCCTGTGTTTCGTGTTAGCCAGTTTGCTACTTCACGGTAAGAATACTGTTTTAAATATTTCTTAGCTTGCACAAGCATATCAAGTTCTGTATCTATTGGCAAGAGTATTCCTGCATCTTCAGGATCTATTTCATAACCAAAAGGCACAGTCCTTGCTACACGTGGGATTGGAACCCATTCATTATCTTCTTGTAAGTCGGTTGGTTGAGGTAGTTTCCATTTACCTACGGATTTAGTCATCGTCATCCTGTGTTTGCTTGGCTGGCATAAGCATAACACCACCCTTAGCTTCTACCTGCATCTTTTCAGTTTTAACTAAACCTGTACGATCTAGTAACTCTTTAGCTGCAGACATCTTGTCACGAATACCTAATTCAGTAGGATCATGCAAAGCACTAACCATAGCCATTGCAGCTTTAGGTACATTACGTGCCAAATAACTATGTGTCACATCAATAATTTCTTCTTTAAGACTATTAGTTATTTCACGGTTAGGTGTATTGGGCGAATACCCAGCAAGTTTTTTAGCAGTAGTAACATCGCCACCTGCCTCATCCATAAGTAGATCTAAAAACTTTTGTTGACGTTCTGTTAATTCACGAGCCATATTACATCATTTCAAAATGTGGGGCATCAATAAAAGGTCTACGTCCTTGTGACCTACGGAGATCTACGTATGCGTTCATTGCATCTTCTGCAGTACCAGCATACTCTCTAATGTCTCCTTCACTCCATGCAGCACCCCATTTAATTGCTACATCATTCTTTCTAGCGGCTTCAGCCATAGCATCACAGATGTCATCATATACATTAAGCTCCCAAGAAATGTCTGAACCAAAGTATGCAACTAGATCTACAGCACGACCCTCAAGATGCTTAGACTTCATAGTCTGTGATCTACCAGATTCATACAGTTTCTTTTGTTCTTCTAGTGTACGTAGTCCAAAGGTAACACCAAAGTCTACTTTAGTAATACCGATAGCATCTTTTACGACTGCTACAATACCTTCGTCTACACCTTCTAACTTACCCATACTTCTTGAACTTAATTTAAATGCCATACTATTTCTTCCCAAAAAACTTAGTAGCTGAACGTACACCAAAGGACGCAGCCACAATTACACCTAATGTATAGCTATACCACTGCGGCATACTATCTAATGCTACAAAGCCATTCTGCACTACTTCTCTACCCCACTCACCTGTAAATACAAGTATTAGCGGTATAGAAAATAAAATAGTCAGCCACTCGTCTTTCCACGAAGACTGACTACCTTGCGCCATAATCTTTTCCCAGTCAGCTTCACTCGTTGCCCGACTAAGCATAATCTGTGCTTCAGCTTCAGCTTTGGCAACTTTAACTTTAGTTTCGGCAGCTTTAGTTTCAACTTTACCATTTAACCATGTTCCTGCTAGACTTGCTATGGGGCCAATAAATGCTTGAATCATTTACTACCTCTATCCGTCTTTGCTTCTTTATTCATCCAAATACCAAAGCAACCTGTTAATGCACCCATACAAACAGATACAAGGCCAGCTTGTCCATTAGTAGGATCAGGTAATGCCATATACCAATGTACAGATTGATATGTAAGAATAGTTACAACTAACATCATTAGTCGTGGAAATACTTTGTAGTCATCAATAATAGTACTTGCCATAATCAGGTTCTCCTGTATCTAGCGGTTTTCTTTGCAATCTTTTTAGGTTGAGCCACATGCTGCTTACCTGCCTTAGTGCCTTGTCGTTTAGCTCTGGTTGTAGCGGCGTACTCACTATCGCTAAGAGACTTAATAGCCTTAGAAGGTAAATACCGTTCACCAGTTTTAGCACTAGGCTTCCCACTTTTAGTTCGCCAATCTTGCTTAGTCCATTTCTTTAAAGACTTTTGTGATTTAGCGAGGGCCATTACTTGTAGCCCCCACCCGCTTTTTTGTATTCACTGGCGAGTAGCTGTGCTTTACGTGCAGACCACTGACCTGCCTTCCCGCCTTTGGTTCCCCGTTTAATCCGCTCAAACAAACGTTTGCGCAGAGTAGGCTTAGTATAATTTCCTGCCTCATTCACACGAGACTTAGACTTTTTCGCCGTAGATTTTTTGACGGATTTCGCCACGAGAGATCCCCATATCATGCAGTTCTTTATCATTTAGATTCATAAGAATCCAATAGTCTGCTCTGCGTTGCTGATTTTCTTGTAGTTTCTGAAACATACGTTTAAACATATTCTATCTCCTATATTATGTTTAGGTAAGAATTACTTACCCTTATAGAGATAGTTATATCATACTTAGTTATAACATAGTATAGATAAGATTGCAACCCCGTTATGTCATACGTGCAGGGTCAAAGTATTCTTCTACAGAAACTAATACTTCCATAGTATTTGTAGTTTCACCGTATACCATAATCTTATCACCCGAGTGCAGGTTAAAGTATCCACCATCAACTAGATTAACCACAGAGTGTCCTGCCATACTAAGCCCATTAGCTATGTAGTGATACTCATCATCATCAGCATGGTAAAACTGCACATACACTTTTTTAGTAGACGTAGAACTATTACTAATATGTAGATACCTAGTAATGGCACTGAAGTTAGCAGGGCAGGTATACACAGTAGTAGCATTAGCATCAGCCGAAGTAGATGCAATAGTGTACCCTTGTGTGTGGAACTTTGACTTACTTAGATCTGGCATTTACTTAGCACCAGCCGCACCAACACACTTACCAGAAGCATTACAGTTAGCTGGGGTAGGGCAACCCTTACATGTTTTAAATTTACTAGCCATACCACCCTTAGACATATAGCCCATCTTATTACGGACGGACTTAGGTAATTTAGCTAAACCTTTATTTCCTGCAGGTAACTTTTTCATAACTATTCCTTATGCTATTATAAAATCTACGATCTGCCCATCAGGAGTTCGCAGTTTGTTTGGATTAGGATTATACGCATACATCTGGTTGACCAGCTTTAGATCTTCTATAGGTGTATCGGGAGTAATTTTATTAGGTTCTTTTTTATCTGTCTGCTTCTCAACGGGTTCACCTACACCATTCTCAAACACAATATTTACATGTGTCTGGAATGGCATGTTAGGTAACGGTAAGTGAGATATTAAAGACATTACTTTTTCTGTGTACCTGATACAGACGCACCACAGTTAGCATATCCACCCTTGTTATACATCTTAACCTTACCACCCTTATAGAATGGCATAGGAGGAAGTGTTACAGGTTTAGCTTTACGATCAGATGCAGACTGCTGTTGCTTACGAGACATACGAGATACTTCTGCAGATTGCATATCTTCAAAAGACTTACGTTGCGCATCTAACAATTTCTGCATAGATTGTTTACGTAGTCCGTCTGGCATATCGTCAATACGTCTTTGCATGGTATCAAATTGATTAGCAGTTTTAGCTTGCTTAATGTCTGTAGCACTAACAGTCATCTTCTTAGCAATAGAACCTTTCTTAGGAGTTACTTTAGCTTCTTGTTCATTTTTACGTACTTTAGCACGTTCCCCTGCTACACCAGAAGGTTTAGCTTTAGGTGTACTAGAAGAGGCATCCTTCATTTCTTTAATTAATTTATTCTTAAATGAAGTAACTTCCGCAAGTGCATCTTTTTCTTTTTCACCTGTAATTTTAGAATTGTCTAATACCTTCTGACGGGCTTCACTTGCTGCACTACGAACAGCCTGTGGTGTCTTAGCTTTCTTAATAGAGTTCAATAGTCCTTTAAGCATAATACGGTTTCCTTACCATTTGACTTTGTGTGACCAATACTTAGCACTCAACTTATTTGTTGGTTTGCCTTGAGCATTGTGTCTTGCATAATAGCTCTTCTTACGAGCTTTGTCTTTTGCAGATGAAGGTGACTTACCTGCACCCTTTACTCCTTGTTGACCAAAGCGAATAAACTTATACGTGTCACCCTCTTTCGCCATTACTTTATGTGATTTAGTTTTATGGTCAGGGTCACGCTTAGGTTTGTTGACACCCTCAAGACCCTCTGCCTTCATCTTATTCTTAACTCTTTCAGGAACTGCCATCAGTCCAACCTTCCGCTTTCATTGCCCACTCTACGTGCTCTAACGTAAATGTACGACCGTAGTGAGCCTCTACAGCTTTCTTTACGTAGAATACATCGCTATGGGGAATATGTAAGTTCTCTAGATTACCATCCATTACATGTTTGTAAAATTCTTCAAGAACATTGTCTGTGTATAGTTTTACTGATTTCTTTGCCATTGTCAATACTTAATTTGTACAAATAATAAAAGATCTCGCCTACGGCAAGTTTTCATTTAAGTGATACACTGTACGTGTATACTTACATATAATTATAGTTACATAATATTTAAGAGATATATGTATGTGTTTATAAGTGTGTACTGTACGTGTATCACTTATAGTGACCCTACCCTAACTAACATATATAGTTTTACACATTCTAAGATATATGTCAACCCCTAATCGTACTATTGTAACATTATGTGATATACTGAAACATTTAGTGAGTAAGTAAAACACGTACACTGTTATATTATAACATGCATATACGTCTGTAAACCACTATATGTGATAAGTGGTTAACAGTGCATTTTACTGATCTGTGTAGAAGTACATGTATATATAACGTACACCCCCCGCATGGCCCCTGCCCACCCGTACATGTCATGCCTGTGTAGCGCACATCATGTGCTTGCATCGCTGGTGTACGCATTATGTGACACACATTACACCAGCATGTGAGGAACTCTAACAAAAACAAGGGTTTATGCTAAGGTGACAACTGTTATGTAATCAGTTGCCATACTAAAGTATGAATTATTATGGGGTATTATGACACCGATGGTGTGTTGCAGTGCCGATGCACATATACCCTACCACCTATGGTGATGGTCACATCATATTCAAACCAACAGTGTCCAACATTGGACATGCCACAGTATAACTGTGATATATATGCAACACCAACAGTTTGCCCAACCCAAACTAGCCTCACGAGTTTAGCGCACGAACTTCACTACGTAGTTAGTGCTAACTACTACGTTGCAGTCATACGGGAAACGACAGGCGCAGAGGATCACATGTGAAGAACCGACTTGACAGAACTTATACTATATTCTACTCGTTTATAAAGAGAACTATATCTCACTATTTGTGAGAGATATAGGTTCTCTCATATAAACAGAATATAGATAAAAGGATAAACCGATGAAAAACTCAACAGCAACTTCAGGTACTTCAATCTCAGCATTGGTAAAAGAGGGCAAAGCCCTTGGATCAATTTGGCGTCAAGTGAACAGCCTCAAGCAAACCATCAAAGAGAATGGTTTTGATACAAGGTTGGGTAAACTCTTACAAGAGTTGAAGGCTCAGTCTACCGTAGACAGCGGTCAAATACCAACACATGTCCTTCGGACTCATGGTATTCAACAGATTGATCGTCGCCGTCGTTCAGAGGCTCTATGGTTCGTTGAAAACGAAAAAGAGTGTCGTGAGTTTATTGCCAATGGCAATTTTAAAGGTTCATCACTGACAGCTTTACAAGCTGCAATGCGTAAGGCTGCTAAAGCAGATGATGCTGAAACCACCGAAGGTGAAGCGTCCAATGTTGGACAGTCTGAGCCTACTGAACAGCCAAAGGCTGATGCACCTAAACAGCGTTACTCCAAAACAGCCATTGTAAATGCTGTTATTGCTCAGGCTGAACTCAACGAAGTTGACCTTGA